GTGATAATTGAGTTTGTACCATTAATAATTCCAGTGTTGATTGCATTAATTCTGTATTACCTTTTGCAAGTGGAACTTTATTTAGTACATCAAATCCGCTTTTTATTGCAAAATCATAAGAAGTAGTAAATGTTCTTGCGAATCCGGAAATATCATTACCAAATGCATTTGCTTGCATGGAAGCTAGTAATGTAGATTTAAATACACCCCATGCCATTAGTTCTTACTTAAATAATTGTTAGCGGATAAGATAGTTTGTAACTTTGATTTTATAGAATTAAATTGAGCAATGTTTACAGGTCCAGGTGCCGATGGTCCAGCTGGAGTTAAATATATTTGTTGTCCAATTGCATCTATTAATTCACCCATTATTTGGACCAATTCGCCACCCAATACCATTTTTTGTACATCCGCTCCTGCATCACCCGCTCCTTTATCTTTACCTAAAAATATCTTACCGTTTTCTGAATTAAAAAATATCTGATTAGCTCCTTTAGAATGTAAAGTTAAATTATTTTCCGTATGTAGATATATTTCTTTTGTTGCATCTACTGAATAATTACCATCCGTAATTACACCAGTGTTTCCTTTACCAAAGATGATAAACTCTTTGGCTTTAGAAGATAAAAGTATTCTATCCGAATTTATAAATAATTGGTCTCCACTTAAATCCTTTGAATTGGGATATTCTTTAAAAGCTACTTTGGTTTTTTTAACCTCTTCTTTAAATGGAATTTTTATTTTATTAGAAGTAATATAAATTGATGTACCATCTTTATTGAAATCTTCTTCTACTAATTCACCAATTTTTTTAGAATCTAATTCTGTATTTTGTTTATTACGAATGAATATACCTGAAGATGAAGTTTTACCATCTTCGGTTAAAAAGAACTCACTAAAACGAATTGTGTTACCAACTCTACCACTTATAATAGTATCACCGTTTGATGGTTTTAAAAATTTAATTTTTTCATTTACCGAATACTCGTTTTTATCTTTAGTTTTAGTTTTTGCATTTGTCTTACCACCAGTAGCAGCAGTATTAGCCATAGAACCACCTCCCTGTTTTCCAGCAGGTACTTCTACATCTTCCTCTAATGTAGCGTAATAGGTTGTGTAATCTCTTCTATAATTTGAATAAGGAGTATTAGTGTATGGTAGATAAAATGATTGATTATGTAATTTTACTATCACTACCGTTTCTCCTTTGATTGGGAATGTAAAATTATTTTTATCAAATGGGAATGCGTAATCATCTACTTTGATATTACTTTCTCTTCGATAAGTAATGGCACCGTACATTCTAGCATCTTTGTCAGAAAATGCTTTATTATCGTTATATACCGAAATAGCATCAAGTCCAGCTTCACCTGCTTCTTTAGTTAATAATTCGGTTGTTGTACCGTATACATTATCTACTGTTGCCAAAAAACCAAATATGTTACTTTGAGTATCTGCCATTATAATTTAGTTTTTATTTCTTCAATTTCAACTTGAATATCTAATAACTTCTCATCATTTTTTTTATCAATCTCATTAACAGTATCTTCCAATTCCGTTAATAGTTGTGCCTTTTCGTATTCACTTAACCAACCATCTTCTCCAATACCTTTGGTCTCTGCTGCGGCTAATCTTTGTGCAATTGTAGCCAATTTAATTAAATGGTCATCATTCTTAATAGATGAATCGATTAAATCTCTAATAATGGGAGCTATGACAGTTGCTTCTCCTACACTCTTAATTAATTTACGAAGTGATTCAATCATTTCTGAAATGTTTTTCTTCTTTACTTGTTGATTATCGTAAATATCTTTGAATAGTGATGATAAGTTTTTACCATCAAATAATTGAAATTCTGCGCTCATATTATGTTGTTCTTTACTATATAATTATAAAGTTATTCACTTATTAGATTGTATTGGTATTATATCTTACTTATTATGTAATTCCCAATAACTAAATAATCCATGTCACAATTTTTAAATGTGTTAACCGCAGTGTACGGGTCATTAACCATTGTTTGTCCTCTTAAATTAAAAGATGTATTCAATAGTATAGGTGTTCCACTTACTTTTTCAAATGCTTTTAACAATTCATAATATAGAGGATTTTGTTCACTTTTTACCGTTTGAATTCGTGCACTATTATCTACATGAGTTACAGATGGAATTGGTATTTCGGAAATTACTTGTACAACCTGATTCATGTATGGAACATCTTCTTCCGATTTAAAGTATTGTTGATAATCTTCGTGAGTTACCGATGGAGCAAATGGTCTAAACATTTCTCTTTTTTTAACAACTTTATTTATCTTATCTCTAACATCTGGTAAATGTGGATTTGCTAAAATAGAACGATTACCCAATGCTCTTGCACCAAATTCAGTTCTACCTTGAAACCATCCTATGATATTACCTTCATTGATTAACTCTGCGGTTTTATTTAATAACTCATCTGAATTTTTATAGTATTTAAACGATATATCACCGATTCTATCTATAATATTTAATACATATTCTTTATTAAATTCGGGTCCTAAATATGGGGATTGATTATCACCACCTTTTACTTTAGGATTTCCAATTACATCATGCCAAACATATAAACATGCTCCAATTGCAGAACCTGCATCGGATGGTGCATATGGAATCCAAACATTTTTTATTGCACAATGTTTTTTTATTTTACCATTGGCAGTTCCATTATATGCACATCCTCCACCTAATACTAGATTTGAATTATCGGAATGACTGCATGAGTTATTGATAATATAATACAAACATCTCTCATACCATCGTTGTAAAGCAGCAGCTAAATCCATATGATGTTGTTCTAATTTAGATTCAGGTTCTCGTGGTTCAAATCCTATCAATTTAACCAAATCCAATGTAAACATATCCGTATTAGAATACTCCCATGTAAAATACTTCTGATTTATATCAACCAAATTAACCGTATCTAACGATACGAATGTATCAAATAATTCGTTATATTTTGAAGAATCTCCGTATGGAGCCAACCCCATTACTTTGTACTCACCACTATTTGGTTTAAATCCCAAATATGAAGTTATAGTTGAATATACTAATCCCAATGAATTTGGGAATTTGACTGTTTTAATTTCAATAATACCATTTGAATTGCATTCCGCAATGGATATTGTATCCCATTCACCAACTCCATCAATTGAAATTCCAATAGCTTTATCAAATGGTGATGTATAAAAAGATAAGGCTAAATGTGATAAATGATGTTTTGTAAATGTGATTACTCCATCATATCCAATAGCGTCTTTTATATATTTTTTTAAATTACCTTCAGTTGCTTTAAATTCTTTTTTAAATTTATTCCAAGTTTTGAAATACTTAATCCATCTCTTTCCTAATGTTTTACTAACTCTATCATATTTGATATTTGGTACTTCATACCAGCACACCATATCAACTTCACCTATTGTAATTTGTGCATAAGATAGACATGCTTCTATGGCCTTTAATGGAAAAGAGTTGTCGTGCTTTATACCCGACAACTTCTCTTCTTCTATTGCAAATACTACTTTACCATCTATGACTAATGCCGCTGCTGAATCATGGTAAAATGCTGATAAACCTAATTGAATCATAATCTTAAATTTTTATGTCACCATCTCTTTCGAACTCATTATATAGTTCCATTTGTCTTTCTCTCATCTTATTAACAACTTTAGTAATATAATGAGTTGGGTGTCCTGTCATTTCTCTAATAAGTAGATATAATGATTTTTTATTAAAATTTTCTATGTATTCTGCTCTTCTAAATAATTCCAATACGGAATCTGCTATTTGTAAATCTCTTTTTTTAGGAAAGAAGTTTTCTAAATGTTTATCCCAATAGTTTAACATTACTACATTAAAAGTTCTATGGTCATCATTACGAACTTCTTCTGTAAAATTGTTTTCAGTATCCCAATGGTCTGGCATTGCGGATATTATATCGGTATCTTTGTATCTTTTGTAATTTGCGTTATTATTTAAAATAAGGTAATTCCTAGCAACAATTGTGAAATACGAAAAGGCTTTACCCTTTCCATTTTTATACATATGAATTTTCTCAATCATAAAAGCAACTACTTCACACATCACATCCTGTGGGTCATCATCAAAATATGAAAACTTCCATTTGTTATAAACTATTTCGGCAAGTTTATCAAATGCGGGTTTGATTCTATCTCTATATAATAAATCTTTAACACTCTGATTATCCGATAGATTATATTCTATAATAGCTTGTTCTGTGTCTGATGTGAAGTATTGTTTATTTTTGGCTTTTCTAGGCATTTTAATTGAATTGTTTGAATCTTTCGATAGTTTCTTTTATTTGGTAAAATATAGAACCTACTTCATCATCCTTCTCAAACATTTCACGACTGTCAATTTGTCGTAATGCCTCCAGTAATGCTTCGTTTCTTTGAGTTTCTATTTCTATAAACTCTTCGTATTTTTCTAACTTTTTTAATAAGTTAAAAATAATGTAAATACATAATACGAATAATATGGTGATTATAAATAAAGCTATTTCCATAATTACACTATTTCATATCCTTGTAAAAAATAATTATTTGCTTTTTTGTATTTAACCTCAACTAGTTCCCCTGCTGGTGATTTCATTACAATTTTATCATTTCTACCATAATTATTTTTCTTTACGATAGTTGTAGAATAAACTCTATCTTTAATAGTTATTCCATCTAAATGGTCGATTTCATGCTGAACGATAACAGTCATCATTGTTTCAATTGAAACTCTTTCATCAGCTTTATCTCCTTCTGGATTGATTTCAAATTCCAATTCTCCCAAATTATCAGTTTGAACTTTAATTTTACAAGACCTAATAGTTCGTAATGGGTTTTCAATGGTTTTAGGAATGGATAAACATCCTTCATAAAAAAGAAATCCTTCTTTAGACCGTTCTGTAATAACGGGATTCACTAAAAATAGTTCTCTACTATCTTCATCGTACCCAAATTTAATATAACATGCTCTTTTTTTAATACCCAATTGAGTTGCAGATATACCTAATCCTGGGTATTCGTTTAATCCATCTTTCAGAGTTTGTTCTAATTCATCTGCTTCTTTAGCAGTAATTTCGGTTTTGGGTACGCGTGTTAAAAGAAACTCACTAAATTCTTTAGATTGTAATCCGTTTGATGCTTTGTCTGTAATTAATTTCATATTTTTATTTATTTTTAAGTCCGTATTTTATAAATTTATACCATATTCGTTCATGTATAAAGTATTGTATTGGTTTGTACACTAATTCAACCACTCCAAAAGCAGCACCTATTTTAATAGAACCACTTATCCACCACATTATTAAGAATCCAATTAAAGTACTTACAATGCGGTATGAGATGGTTTTAGCTATGTGTCTTTTTACCTGTGGCATCTATTTCTCCATTTCTGATTGCAGTTCCACTAATTTCGGCTATATTTGTAGGTGGTTCGTGATAAATTACATCATATCCTACTCCTCTACCGTAATTTACTGATTCAATATCAGGAATAATTGATATATGAATTTTATCCCAATTATCAATAAAAAAAGATTCTTTAGTTAAATCTATCATAACCTGTTGAGCAGTTTTTGGATTATTCTCATCTGTTGGAACATCTCTAATTGCCACCCAAACATTTTTTCCTTTTTGTAATTGTTGATTGATTAACCATTCGTGTCCTTTGTGCCAATTCTGCCATCTTCCGATGTATAGTGCGTATTTTTTCATAACATTATTTTTATAAAAGGTAAAATTGCTAATTCTTTTCCTTTTGCTTCAACCATAATGTCCAAATCCAACTCGTATGTATTGGGGAGGGCATTAATAAGATAGGAATGTGCTTGCGGTTTTTCTTTTGGGTTGTTTTCATGTAATGCCTTTGATTCAGAGTAATGAACTTCTTGTCTGATACCTTTAGGCCAAGTAGTTGCTGCTAATTTAAGTGCTTCTTCTTCAGTGAGTCCACCTGTACAAAATTGGTGGTGATGATAATCAAAAACAATAGGAATACCAGTATGTTCGTGGATATACATCAAATCTTTAACAGAGTACATAGATGCTTTATCATCATTCTCCAATGTCAATCGTTTTTGTACGCTTGGAGAGAGTCTTTTGAAGTTTTGTATCAATCTATCCATTGCAGACTTTTTATCTCCGTAGACACCATTACAATGGATATTTATATTGTTGTAATGTGTTTGTGATAAACCCATCATATCAAAAATCTTACCATGTAGTTCCAAATCGGCAAAAGTCTTTTGAATAACTTCTTCGTTTGGAGATGGTAATACATTAAATGGACCTGGATGTGAATTAATACGGATATTATGAAATTTAGCAAAATCACCTGCTTTTTTAAGCTCTGATTTGATTTCTTTGTAATCCTTTAATTGAGTAATGTCGAAATTATCACCCCACGGAATGATAGTAGATGAAAGACGGAAGAACTTAATACCATTCATCCTATTCCACTCTAAAATCTTAATAACATCCTTTGCATTGAGCAATGCAAGTTCGGAAACGTAATCTAAACCTTTTTGATTGAAGGTTTTTTTGACCATTGTACGATTAGTGGTAATTTTCTTACCTACGGTCATATTAATACATGCATATCCTATATTCATATGTTAAATATAAGAAAATTATTTCGTATTTACAAGCGTTTAGTAAACTTTGATATTTTCATCCTCTGTACGAAATCTAGCTAAATCTCTAACACTCCCTTTTTTAGTATTTAACCAATAATTTACCGCTTTTGGATTATTTATCCACAATTTACGATTATTCCATGGAAATTCGGGATGCATATACTCTTCCCATTTTAAATTCGGTAATTCTTCTTCTTCTTTAGGGGGATTTTCTACTATATCTTCATTTACCGTTGGTTTATCTTCCAATCCGTCGTTCAAAGTTACATCCCAATCATCATACAAACCATCTTTCTCATCTGCTTGTATGATTTCTTTAAGAAGTTCTCTTTGTTTTTCTTTATCACCGTATACTTCGTATTCTTTTTCTTTTTTATCAGAAATTAATCCGTTAAATGCGATAATTAGAGCAACTGCGAGTGGGTCAAACACAATTACAATCAAAAATATGAAGAATTTTACTACATTTTTCAATTCTATATCAAATGCCTCTGCTACAAATCGAAATCCACCCACTTCTTTCTCTAAATCTAGGTTAGTAACCTTAATTTCGTTAATTTTTTCGGTTTCGGCTGCATTTTTTTCTTGTAAAATTGAAATTTTATCATTAATTTTACTGATTTCTTTATCTCTAGCATCAATTGAACGCAGTAAACGAGAATTTACCGTACCTCCATCGATAATTTTACCTTGATTGGTATTAAATTCACTAATTTGAGTAGAAAGTTGAGTGATTTGAGCAGTGTTTTGGTCAATTTTAGTTTGATGAACTTCAATTTCTCTATCTACCTGTTGTAACTGAAGAGATTGTGCCTGAAAAGCATTAGAAAGGTATCCAAAAATACCTGCGGAGGTGATTAACATAAGGACTCCTACTGAAAGTGTAAGATACCATTTGTTAAATCCACCGATTACATCCCATTTTTGTTTTAAATATGTTGCAGCAACTAATTTAGCTAACTCCAACGAGGATGCCATCACTATAACAGATGTAGATGCTCCTGCAAAAAGAACACCTAATCCAGTTACAGAGAAATAAGCAGCACATCCGGCTATAATAATAGCAGATAACCCCACTAATACTTTTAACCAATTCATATTATCGATTTATTCTGGATAATTCTGCAACACGCTCTAGTAATATTCTAGCATCTGCCAATGTAGTATGTGCTTCAGATGGTGATAAATGTTGAGCACCACTAATTCCATTCTGTAAAATTCTCAATTTACCATCAATGGATTCCAATAGATTTTTAATTTTTTCGTCGTATATCATAATCATAAGTATTTTTAAATAAAAAAAGGTGGTAAGTTAATCTCACCACCTATAAATATACAAAAAATAATTCACTTAATCAACTTTAATGGAAATTGATTTTGATTTCCTTTCGTCTTTCTTATCAATTGTTAAAGTAAGTAACCCATTAGTGAATTTTGCCTCCGTTTTAGTTCCATCGTAATCTTTGCCTACACTGAATGTGACATCGATGTCCTGTACTAATGGAGAACTACTTTCTTGCTTTTTTGCTTTAATTGTTACCTTATCTTCGGTAACTTCTAATTTAATGTTTTTAACATCATGCCCTAACACATTAAATGTTAATTGTTGTTTACCATCCTCCAACTGCGTTACATCGTAATCCGATACAAATGTATTGTAATTAGTTGTGGTAGTGTACCAGTTTGGAGAATTAAATAAATTTACTAATTTTTTTAAATCTGAATTGTACATAATTAATTTGTTTAAGTTTTTAAAATAATTTAGATTGATACTATCCATTATTATACCAATCAAATTAATATGACAAAGTGTCAGTATTCTTTAATAAATATCTGACACAATGTCTGTATTATTTAGATTTATTGTAATTTTGTCTTTCAATAATAGTACTCATATGGTCTGCCCAATGCATTATATACTGAATGTTTGATTTAAGATACTTGGATACATCGAATACTTTATAGTATTTTACATTATCCTCATCATACATACCATCTGTAAGTTTAATACCAAAGTATTCATTTTCATTATACTGAATACCATACCTATTAAGTAAGAAGAAAGTTCTATCAGTAATTGCCATATATGAGTTCTTACTATTTCTAGTATATACCTCACCTTTATTTTTTATATGCCAATCTGATTCATTAGGATGGTAATGTAATTCTTCTTTGGTTCCTAACTTACCTAAATCATGATGTAATGCTACGAAAATTAATTCTTCATCTGTAAAATCAGGCTCACCACCTTGTGATGTAAATAGATTTTTCACAGCAAGTGCGTTCTTACAAACATTAAAAATATGGTCGATATAACCACCTGGATATGCATTATGGAAATTTAAATTACCAGAAGCTGGTGAAATCATAAGGTTACCACCTAATTCTGATTCAGAATACATATGAAGAAGTTTTTCTAATCTTTCTCCTGTGAAGTACTTTTCTAGGATTTTGATAAACTTTTCGTAATTTGCTTTTAATTCTTGTTCTGTTTTTTGTTTCATTTTCTTGAGTAGTAAAGAGTTTAACTATTAATAATACCCAAACATACGAAAAATTTTCAAATTTTCCTAGTCATTACATAAAAAGTTTTTTCTTTGTTAGTATTTCATACAGAATCTCAACCTCTTCTTCGGTAGTTAATTCAGGCAAATCATCATCAAACAATCGGACAGTGTAAATAGTGTTTCCGTTTTCATCAAAAAATTCATCAGATTCGGAACTGAATAGTACTGGAGCAAATTCTATATTTTCTATATCATCTTCATCTATATCTACCAATGGTATGATGTAATAATGGTATGAATCTATACCATCTTCTATTTCTATTTTATGACACTTCCATCTATTGAAGCTATTTTCGGTTATTGGATTCTGCGGTAATATAATCATAATTAAAACATTTACAAGTAAATATAGTAAAAAAATATGATTTTTACAAATTACCGTTTCTTATAATAACTTTTTACCATCTTTATTAAATAATGATGCGTATACATAATTGGCGAATTGTTTGTGTCCAAGAAAACTTAAATGGTAATCTTCCATTTTACCTTTGGTAGCATCTTTTATATTCTGTGCACGTGAATCCTCCCAAATGGTTTGGGTATAAAATTCAAAATATTTATAACATTTTATTATAGATTTTAAAAAATCATATCTTTTTTCGTGACGTTTACGATATACTTCGTGCCCACTGAAATAATATGAAAAATTAAGAATAGTTTCATATTCTTCTTTATTTTTAATTGTAGTTTTGTATCCCGTTTCGGATTTGACTACCTCCCCACATATAGTATAAAATTCATCTGGAGTAACGGATGGTATATCAAATCGATGTGAAAAAGTTTTATTAACAATTACAATATCGTTTTCTGAAATCAAATGATAATTACTTATTATTTTATCAAATATATAATCATTAGATGCTCCACATTTGCCTAAATTATTTAATTCATAACCCAATCTATTAGCCAATAGAACAGGCCAAATTAAATCATCATCGTTTTTTTTATATTGTTTATAATAGGCATCTCCTTCATAGTTTAATACACATCCGTGTCCAAAAGTCATTGAATCACCAAAAGTCCAAAGTGTTGCCATTTTTAAATTAAAGTTTTTTCAGTTTCGTATAAATGATGAAAATTATGTAATACATTTGGAATATTTTTAACTTTATCCAATTCTAACAAAAACAAATTGTATTCTGAATGTTCTGGATTTGCTACATTTTTAATTTTAAATTCAGCTTCACTAAACGTACCCCAATCAGAAATTACATTGGTTCTAACATCCCATTTTACTTTAGTTTCTCTTTTATCCATATATGATTTAATCATTTTATAAAAATCATACATTTCTTTATAATTAGTATCCTGTACCACAAATGAAAAAATATATTCTTTAATTGTTGGTATTTTTGTTATAAAACTTAAATTTTCATGCAACACTTCCCAATTACCACCAAGTCTCGTTTTAGTTTCGTATGTTTCTTTCGTAGCGGCATCTATTGAAATTTCGCAAGTATTAACATAACGATGTATACCACTCATTTTCTCCCACATTTCAGGAGTCCATAATGAACCGTTTGTATGTAAGTGAATTGATTTTAATTTTTTAAATTTATTTGAATCCAATGTAATAAGAAACTGTCTGAATGATTTTGAGAAAAATGGGTCAGCCGAACCACTTAATACCAGTCGTTCAACGAACGGTGATATTTCATCGTTAATTTCAGTTAGTTTTTTTTCTACAGATAATCTTGCTTTTCCTTTATAATTTATTAGTTCTACCCTACAAGATGGACATTGAAAATTGCAACTTCTATCGAACGTAAAATTAATTACTTTAGGTTTTTTTTCTTTTTGTAAAAAATCAACATTTTCCTGTGTATTAGGAATAAATTTAGAAGGAACTCTATTACTTTTTAAACTTGCTAAATACGGACATAAGACTTCATTGCAGTATTTATAACTACCATCAATTACACTATCTCTTATTTTTTCAGAAATTTGGGAATTAAAACTAGATACTATTCCATTACCATCATTTATATCAACTGGTAGCCAAGATGGACAGCACAAAAATTGTTTATTATCTTCCACTTCCGTAAAAAAAAATGGTGCCGTACATATATATTTTGACTTATCAATCATAGTAATTTATTCGGTAGTGATTCTTTACTTAAAAACGCAATTAGAGACCATCGTTCACCCTTTGTAACTTCTGTCACTTCATGTAATTTACTACCATAAAAGGTATAAATACTTCCGGCAATTTTAGGTACAATAAATTTTGGATTATAGCAAATTAACTCTCCCCCTTCATAATCATTATTTAAACATACACCTATGTTATATAAACTATGTTTATCAATATGAGGTTCAAACTTGTTTCCTATTTGTACATTCTGTAAATGAATCACATTGAGTGGTTTGTTTAATGTGATATTGGTATTCATTTTAATATAATTTAATAACCGCTCAAACACCCATTCAGTTACCTCGTTTCTTTCTATGTGCCAGGCAAAATAAATAGTCTCATTACTTTCCGACCATTCACTTGATGAATGTTTTTCAAATAAATTTGATAATGATATTATTTTGTTACATTCTTCTTTTGTAAAATTTATCATTATAAAAATTATTTAAATTAATTTATTTTTTTCATAATTATCTTCTACTCTAACTTTAAAAGTATCTGATATAATATATTTTTCATATAGTGCTTCATTAAGATTTAAATTAATATATTTAAACAAAAAATCAATTATTTTTCTATCCTTTTTAATGTAAATATCTTCAAAATAAAATATAGGATATCCTTTATTAGAAATTATATGTTTTTGTTCAGAATCTTTTATTAAAATATTTTTAGTGTGCTCAATATCTTCTTTTGTAATATTAGTTAAATCATAATAATTTTTTTTATGCCAATTTTCATAATTTTTTTTCTTTAATTGATATGTTAAACTTTCACTTTGTAATTGTTTATTTTTTCTATCTAAAATAATAATTTTTTCAAAATAATTAAAAAACCAATTCCAATATAAATCTACATCATTTTTAAAAAATTTTGGAATATGTTTATCACCTATAAAAGTTTTAATAAAAACATTATGTTTATCTTTAAAAATATCTGGATTAGAATATTTTCTTACTTTAAAATAATAAGTAAATGGCTCTGATATTGATATATAATCTTCCTTAATTAAATGCTCTTCAATTAATTTAAAAAGACTAGTGGAGCCACTTCTTGGAGATGTTAGTATTGCAATTCTCACATTAGTATATAAATTATTATATAATTTTTTTTTCTAAATTAATTCTTATTTTTTTTGTATTTGATATACAATTTAAGAATTTATCTAAATTTAATTCCGGAATTAAATTTTTTATTAATTGAGGACCAGCAGATGATTGGTATAAATCTTCATAATATATAATAGGTATACTCTCTTTATCTGATAATTCTTTTATAAATTGTTTTTCAATTATGATATTATTATTGAAATAAGAAATAAAATGCTCTGATTGAAACATTGTATTTGGTAATTCATCTTTAGTATATACATTGTGATATCCGGTATTAGTATAAAAATGTTTATAGTATAAATTAGCAAAACTTATTTTATGTTCATCATTATTTTTTCTTGATAATAGTATCGTATAATCAAAAAATTTTAAAAAATCTTGTATTGGAAATCCATGATTCACTCTAATACCAGTTCTAACAATCACATTATCGCTATTAATAGCGTGTTCAATTAATTTAAAGTTATCTGGATATATATACGATTCGGGTATAGTTATAACCTTTAAATTTAAACTCTGTGATAATGAAGTTAACAATGATGTAGAGCCCGTTCTAGGAGGTGCGATTACAACTATTTTCATTTATATATTATATTTTATATGAGAGTTTTAGTATTAATAAAATCAGTTTCTTGTAAAAATATAGTCAAACTAAATCTAATACCATTTTCCACTAATTTTACTTCATGTATATCTGAACTGAAAAATAAAGAATAGGAACCTTGTTCTCTCGGTTGTGAAACACCTTTGACATATAAATCACCACCAATATAAGTTGATGCATCCGATAGCTGTACCACCAAAGTTTTGTAAATCGAACCCTTACCATAAAAATTAAAATCATGATGTGGTTCAAAATAATCACCCTTTTTATATTTAGCAATTTTTACATACGCGGGTGTTATCGATTTAATATTGATTTTCTGCAATCTTTCTAAAATAAAATTTAAAAGAATAGTATCGTTATAATCAATGTAATACCCATTTACCTTTCTGTTGTATGATATAGTATTTACCTCATCGATTTTAAAAGAAATTCTACCAGAACCATTTAAACTTTTAGTATCATCCCAATAAGATTTTATAAAATCACAATCGTTCTTTGAAAATATAACAGATGACATTATTTATAATTTAATTTAAATGTTTTATTTTAAAATAATTTATAAAATTTAAAATTATAGAATTCATTGAATTACTTGTAGATTGATTTACTTTTTCAATTAATCTATTTTGTATTTGATTATGAGTTGTTTTTTTATATACGTTCGCCATTTTTTTATTTTGTTTATTTGTTATGAACTAAAACTTTATTAGCGTAGAAGTTTTTGTTATCTTCCACTGAAATAATATATGTTTGGGTATCAACTTTATCTAATTCTGCAATCGATAAAATTTGTACGTTTTCTTTATTTACTAAATTAACTAAATCACCAACTTTTATTTTAGCAACTTCACTTAATAAATCATATCTTTCATTTGTCCAATTTGGTTGATAAGATGCAAGATGTAACCCATTTACATAATATGGGTGGTCAAAAGTTGAAGTTATTTTGATTCCATTTGATAAAGTATATTCTACTAAATCATCATGAATTGGTGAATTTAATTTAGTTACTTTTTTAGCTTCAATTACTCCCGTCTCTTCATTGTAAGATAATACTTCTTCACCTATTAAAACATCTTCGATATTTTTTTCAGAACTATCTGCCATTGAAATCTGTGTACCAGCTATGAAACAGAATTGATTGTGTGAGTAATTATGCACCAAAATTTGATTCGCAAAATAAGTATGGTCATTACCTACATTTAAAATATGATATACATCAAACTCTCCTTCAATAAATTCAAGATAAATAATTTTACATACATCTCCATTAGAATTAACTAAAACATCTCCCATCCTTAACTCTCTGGCCTCTACCCATTTATTATTTGAATAAATTCTATGACCAAGTGTTAACTTCAATTCGTGGTTAGAATCTGTTTTTAAATGAATTAGACCTGCTTGATTTGATATATTTAATTTACTAACTCTACCTGTTGTAAAAATTTTATTATAAGTATCGTATGAAATTAAAGTATCTCCTTCTAATATGTCTTCAATATTTTTTATTTCTCCGTTTTCAAGAGTAATTCGAGTTCCTTTTGGAAAACATGCGTTATGTGCTACAACTTTGATATTTACCCCACTATCATGTAGAAGATATGTATCTACACTTTCAAAATCAAGTACATATGTAAAATGTGTATCTTCTAAAACTTCTATTTCATTAGAAGATATAGCAGATAACCCACCACTATCACGTAATAAAAAATCAGTTGCAGTATCAATTTCATTAACAAATTTATATCTTAAAGTATCAGAAATGGAATCATACACTAATAGGTGTTGATTTGATGTTATTCTAAATGAAGCGGAATCTTCGGTTATTATATGAGTTATTAATTTTTTTCTTAAATCGTGTTTAATAGAATTAACTAATACAGATGAAGTTATAAAAGAACCAGATGGTAATTCACTACCTGAACTAGACCAAGCCATAAATTCAAAACTATTATCGGTATCAGGTGAACCCGCAATAAATAAAGATTTGTAAATATTACCTATGGATGCACTTGCAACGCAAATTGAATTCCCATTTATATCAGTTATAGTTTCATCTTCAAATATACCACCATATGTACCAACTCCTTTAAATAATGGGTAATTCGTTGTAAATTCATAATAATGTTTTACATCAATTAATGTAAAATTGGAATTTTCATTATATTCAATAAAATTTGGTTTTTCAAATACGGCAGGAATTATAACATTTGTGAGATTCAGAACATCAAGATTAGCTCCATAAATAATATTGAATGACCTATATGAAGTTTGTATGGTATCAATATCATTGAAATAATAGTTAGTAATAAGTTTATTATTACCAATTTCTTCTATAAAATTTAAAAAATTTTGTTCTGAACTACCGCTTCCATGTATTTTATAAAACTGAATACCATCGTGTACGTTTGTTATATCTTTAACAGCCACATCGGGTATAAATTGAGAATTGTTTTCTTTTCTTAAACAATCTATATTCAAATTTGATGAGGATATATAAAATTCTGCTAGAGAACCGGTATCATTATTATCATAAAACAAACTAAAAATTTCTTCTTTTTGTTTACAATAAGTTGAATCAAATATAGCAGATTCATCGTATGCACATCTTAATATAAATTTTGTGGAACTATCTTCAACTATTGTTGGATATATAGTATTTGCACTTTCTATGGTTTTTGAAAATGTATCAATGAATCCCAATGTATGTAAACTTTGAGATAAATACTCGATAAAATTTTCATGCATTGGTTTACCAATTATGTGAACTTCATTGATAGTATTAGTAGATAATACATTTACAAAATCAGTAAAATTAACATGAGATAATGCACCACTTGTAAATGCAGTATCGGTATTTAATTCTAATAATCTCAAATTACCAATTGAGTCTTTTACAAAATCTGCGGAAAATAGTGTTCCTTTCATACTGTTTTTTTTATATGTGTATTCTTATATAAATATGATTGTTTTAAATTAAACTTCTTTTTGATTTAATATCAATTACATTTCGTAATCTATTTCTACTATCTAATAGGGAATATGAATTTATTTTTTGAATTTCCAAATATTCAGCTAATTTATCAATATCCGTATTACTTTGATATATATTCTCATACGATAATAATAATTCAATTTGTGGAATATTGGATATTATTTCTTTATTTTTTATTAGTCTAGATTCCTCATCTTTTATTATTCTTTCATTTTCTATTAACCATTCGTTGGGTATTTCATACGATTCTCTCCAATTATCCGAATCTAACGCCCAGCAATGAGATATAGCACACTCTCTCGTATCATTCCGTATCAACCCAATAATTTTATCCCAATTACTCCAATCAAATGTATTTAATTCATTTTCTATTTCACTAATTAAATATTTTACTACCGTATTATTTTTATTTTTAGCCAATAATTTCATTTTATAGATACTTAATATATCTCCATTATCCATTGTTGGTTCATGGATAGTTTGATATTTTTTTTCCCAACCTATCCAATGAAGTAAAGAATACCCACCACTTCTACCCATTGCTATTATTAGTATTCTCATATTTACAAAATTGAAATTAAATTACAGAATGTAGTATTAACTCATGCAATCCTTCAACAATTCCGTAATCTTTACTATCTACCCAAAAATGTAATTTTGAATGGCTTCCGAAACCAGATTTCAATTTATTCTTTTCAGAATGACCTGACATTGTAATCATATCAATGGAATTATCTACGCAATACTTCGCACAATTCAATATATTTTTTGAATTACCTGATGATGATATTAGTATTACCAATGTATCTCCTTCTACAAAATGTTCTAAAAACATTTGATATGCGTTATCCCATCCGTAATCATTTGCGTAGCAACTCATTCTAGGAGTATCACCAAATGTAATTGTTTTAATTCCCAACATTTTATGGTAATCTTCCGCTATATGTAACGCAACTGCATTACTCCCACCATTACCTAATATAATGATATTACTATGATGGTGTATTAAATTATTTAATGTTGCCAATTTACCTGTTTCTATTTCAGCTAAACATTTTTTATATTCTTGTAAATTCATATATCCTTTATAAATTTTCTACACTATTCCATTTTTTTAAATCACAACTACCCATAACAGGTGTGAATATCTTTTTACCCAATGGGCATCCACATTCGCCACATATCTCTGTAAATACTACTGAAGGTTTTTTTGATGGACACGTTTGACAAATAGTGTATCGTTTTCCGGCTAATATACTTTGCTCTGGTGTTGGATTTGCCGCTCTTCTCCAACTTAAAAATATCTCTGATGCTTTATTCATAAAGATTTCACTATATCATTGATTCGTTTACATTGCTCAAAGAGTTCAAAATCTATCATTCTCTGATGTATCCAATCTAATATCGAACTATACTCTTCCTTCTTAACAGTAACGTATGCAGGTACTCCTTCAAATCTAAATACAACCAATTCTTTAGTTCCTTTGATTTTTTTGAAAATTTCGATTAAATCAATAATCTTAACCATCTGTTCCGCCGTCATTTCTATTTTACAAATATAATCTTTCCAATCTAATTGGATGTAACTTTTTTCTAAACTAGATAAAACCTTGGCGTTCATATAGATGTAAATGATTAGAGTATAACAATATACTAATAATTATTAAATTTTCCAAAATAATCGATGAAATACTTGTTTTTTATTTTGGAATTTCGTATATTAAGATTGTAATAAAGATGCCCTATATGAAAAGCGAAACCGATATTCTAATCCAAATTTCAGCACTAGAACTGCAACTATCAGAAGCTTTAAAACAAGATATCCCACATCAATCCTACATACTACTAATCCAAGCCCAAATCGATACACTTAATTGGGTATTAGAAAAATAATTACGAAAGTACTAGGATTTGTGAGAAACTTTTCGTACATTAGTAGAGTAATAAGAAATGAACCTTTAACCCCCCTTGATTATGAATTACCTTATTGACCCCCAAAGTTTAGTGTTCAACTCCCATAGAGTTAGTGGTTTCACCAAAATGGTTGGTGATGAGCATATCCCACAATGGGATTTGTTGGAAGTAGCAACTTCAGTTGCTGAAGAATGGACTAATATGTGGCCTGAAGACCAAGGGTTTGGTTCATCCGATGGAACTTATATGATGAAAGAGTTTATCGATGAGATAATCGCTAGATACGCAGGTGGTAGATTGATGACCAAATTTATCCCATCACTTTCGGTAGTGGAGTATTCAGAGGTAGAATATCACAATAGAGTTCAAAGAATGGAAAGTGGAATTTAAACTAAAAGATATGAGAAAGACAGAATTCTTTAAAAACTATGGTGGAGCATTGGTTGCTATTACCGCCGATGATGCAGAGTATGGTGATTTTCTATTACTTCATCCCGAAGAAATAGCAATGGCAAAAGAATACGAAAGTAGAGGTTGTACCATTGTATCGGTACATGAAATGGAAGATGGTGATGATAATATTGATATGAATCAACCCTGTGATTACGGTAACCAACCATTTAAAATTGGATACCTCGTATTAGATAACCCAAACTTTAAATAATCAAACCCCTAAATGTTATGTATAATTACCGAACTCTTTCTAAATCCCAACTTATCGAATTGGTAAATGGAATTGAATCTACTCTTTCCAATTCAATCCCCAATGCGGAAAAAGAAGCAAAAGAGTATTCCACTGAACTACCATCCCAACTGGCATTTGAAGTTGGGTATTTCAAAGGGTATGTTAAAACCGTACTATCTCTAATTGAAGATTACAAAAATTGTTCGAAATAATTTGAAAATATTTTCACAAACCCTTGGAATTACGAAAAGTTTTTCGTACATTTATAGAGTAATAAGAGTTCAACCCCTAAACCCCTAACAAAATGAGTAAGAAAATCAAAATCCAAATCAGTAACCAAACTTTCGAACTTCCTTCCAACGCATTGTGGTTCGATAAGTGGAAGAACGAACCATACATCAATATGAATGCGAAGAACACCGCATCTCTTATCAAACAATTTGTGAAGAAAAACTTCCCTAATATAAAAGTGTGGTCAACTTCTGATGTATATAGTGGTGGTTCTTCGGTAAGAGTAAACGTTTCCAACTCCGATGGTTCATCCATATCAGAAAACATTTACAAAGAAATCAGAGAATTCGCAAACTCCTTTAAAGCGGGATACTTCGATGGTATGAGTGATTGTTATGAATACTATGATGAGAAATTAAAAACAGATAATGGTACTTCCCTAAAATCCTTCCCCTCTTATATCTTCGTAGAGAATAAGGCACCTTGGGGTTCTGTAGAATACTGGGTGAACGAAATTAAAAACGAGGGTGGAAGCTTGGAAAAAGAAGTTTATTATATGAAAGCTGGTATGAAAGAGAAAGTAGTAGCAGCACTTTCAATGTAACAGACAAAGAAAAAAAACGGTGTAAGGCTTCATAGGTAATGAAAGATACTCGAGCAACCGTATAGTTATTTTTTCAATCGGCGGGGGTTGGGGGGCCTCCGTCGAACTTTTTTTAAGAAAAATTTTTTATATCTCAATTGATAGTTACCGTCTCCAACCCATTTTAATCCTCCTCTTATCCCTTCGAAGTAGCCAGATGGGAAAGTATATCAACCCCGTCACGATAACCCATCCTACCCCCAAAAGAATGAGTGTAGAGGCCAATAACCATTTAACCAAGCTTATCATTATTATCTCCCCGTACTTTCAAATATTCTTCGATTCCTTTCTAAATCTCCTATCACCGCACTTAAATCCGCTACCACTTCCGTTACTGCTAGAGATGCACTCATAGGTGTAGTCGTTTCCGTTACGGTAGTTGAATTCGGTGTTTCCACCACACCAACCGTTTCGGTTTCCTTTATCACCGTTTGTCGAGGTGGGAAATCCTGGGTTTGTTCTGTAGATGCTACCCGATTCTGAAACTGAATCTTACCCTTATTGATTGGTGGTACTCCGTTATAGAATGTATCCTTAATACTATTGAAATCCTTTCTCAAATCCCGTAACCTCTCTCCTAATGAGCCCAAAAATTCCCGTAGTTTGGCAGTATCCAATTTGCCATCCTCCTGCGCAGTGGTTATGTTTAGAGCCTGTATAGAGTATAGAGTATCATCCCCCAAATTCATATCCCATAGAGAATAAGAATCTCCTGGTCGTTGAGCACCTTCCTTTAAAGTGTAGTTCAATTGGTTAATCAGACCTTTGGGGATTCCCATCTCCAACTCCGTTTCGTAGATGTACTCCACAGATTCTACCCCTGCGTTTAAGATTTTTTGGTCCTGCTCATCTCCACTCTTCACTAACTTTGATACATCTATCTTTATGATTGGAATGGAACTCCCTATCTTCTTACCCATCACCGAACCGTTTTGCTGGAAATCCCAATGGGGGTTAGAGGATGCTCCGATTCCTATGTTAGTTGCTGGTGAAATCAAGTACTTATCATCAATCTGAATCACAATCCCATCAACTTCTAATACTGTATAAATCGATGAGTTGGGGATTGCCGTTCCTTCGGGTATGGTTATGGGAACAATCTCTCCGTTTACATTACCGTTGGGTGAATCCGAAACAGAGGAAACCAACCAACCATCGTTAGTACGAATATATCTGTTTGGGTTTTGTACTGGTCTTACTTCCATTTTCTTTCTTTAATTTTTTTAAGGAGTTGATTATCTTCATCGCCTCTCTATATATAGTTAGTTCGGATATTTTCCTTTTACCCTTACTCCGTTTGATACGGTATAGTTCCCGTTGGAGGGTCTTATATTCTCCGATTTCAATACATTCGGTTATGATTTTGTTAATCATCAAGTCGGAGCTCATTCTTTTGTAGGTGGATTTATCAACCTCGATTTTCGAATCCGTTAGAGGGGAAAACCTTACTGCGTTTGCAATACCTACGGATACTCCGAAATCGTTTGCCGTCTTTAAGTATACTTCCGTTTTTAACATGCTTCGTTTTTGATTAGTTAATATCTACCTTTCTTTTCGTTAAGTAAAATGTTCGTGCTTGTCTTGCGAAGTGTGCGTTACCACATCTCGTTAGGTAATCCTCATCTGATTCCCCATCGATTCTAGCACAGGCTCTCTCAAACACTTTAATCAATAATTCCTTTAGTTTCATACTAATATATATCGAATTAGGTAAAAAGAAATCGGTTCATATAGGGGTTAATGTGTCAACATTAGTGTCAAAAAAGGGTTCCCACCACAAAAAAAGTCCCCCCGGTATTTAAACGAGTCCGACTGGGTCTTGGAGGGTTCCGCTTTTCCTAGCTACACGAAACTCGTCAAACCCCTATTCGGATAACCGTATATTCGGATAAACAAATATGCGAGTGTGTAGACATGAAAAAACCTGCAGAGTTTCCTCCACAGGTTGTACGAATCTACTAGCTTTGAATGAGTTTTGTATGTTAAGCGAATGCCTCTTTGAGTATCCTCATTGCGGTTCGAATTTCGTTTAACCTCTCACTAGCAGCGTACTTTGGCTTACCATCTCTCATAACTCTAATCCTATTCACTAGGACAGATTCAGCTGACTCTAATACTACGAGGGCTTCGTGCTTACGTGTAAGGACTTCTTCTACTTCTATAAAGTTGCTCATAATTAGGTATATTATATTTTGTATGTTTTTCAAAAATAAAAAGGTGGGGGCCAGAAACCTCCACCTTTATAGGCCTAGCTCATAGAGTAATAAGAATAGAGTATAAATCGAGAATAACCATTTATATGAGCTA